TAGGCGCACTAAAAGAACAATTAAAATATATCGAGGATGAGCGCACTCGTGAGCGTGATTACTTGATGGACTTCTACGAAGGCATCAACCTAGAAAACTACGTAAGTGACTATTTTGGTCCAGAAACCCTGCGCCAAACAGTCATTCCAGAGAATAATTTAACACGCCGAGTTTGCAGCCTGCGCAGTATGACCTATAAACGTCCACCGCGCATGAGAGCAAGTGAATTGTATATGAATTCAATTGATAAGCATGGACTCAACGCGCAGCGCAGAATCTTGGAGCGTTTGACATTTCTTTTGGGTACTATGGCATTTAGAAGCAAGTGGAACGAAGTAGATCAAAAGATAGAATACGAGATCTTATCACATTTTACACCGCTTTTCTTAGCTGGTGATAGCAGAGAGAAGCCTATTGGCGTTATGTACCCAATCGAGAACCAAGGCAACGCCAGATCCTCGGATGTGGTCAACGCAGTATGGACCGAAGAAAGATATGGTGTACCAGGAAGGCATTTCTTAGTCGATGAAGAAGGTAAAGTGATGAGTGTCAATGAAAACGATATAAATCCATATGGAGTCCTTCCAGTAACGTTTTGCCATCGCTATCCACCGATCAGAGATTACCACGTAGGCAACGCACTAGATGTAGTCAAAACAGATTTAGCAGTCAATGTGGCACTTCTAGAATTAAATCTTGCAATCCGCTATGGATGTTTAGGTATTAAATTCATCACTGGTGTAGATGATCCAAGTCGTATTACGATTGGCACTGATAAAATTTTGTATCTTCCAGAGCAAAGTAATTTTGGTGTTACATCTAGTGGTGGTAACCTTAATCAAATTATAGATTCCACAAGATTTCTAGTGGAAACCACATTAAATAACAATCACATTCGCGCAAAATACGCCAGAGATGACTCAGGCAACGCACCATCGGCAGCAAGTTTAACGATAGTGGAAGCTGAAAATGTTGATGAACGATCCGCAATGACTGAGGATACATGGAGACCTTGGGAGCAGCGCAGATATAAGGTAGACAAAAAGATTATAGAAGTAGAAGCAAATATCAACGTAGGTGACGAGTATAGCGTTGATTTTCTTGAACCTAATTACGCACTCACGCCAGAAGCAGAGATTATGCTTTGGAGTTGGAGGTTTGATCGTAATTTATCTACACCAATGGACTGGTTTGATTATCATAATCCAGATGCAAGTCAAGAAGATAAAGCTAGGTTTCAAGAACAACAAGAACAAACACAAGAACCTGCACCACAAAATAGACTACTCAATATCTTAAATGCCAACAATAAACCAAACAATTAACTCGTATGAGAGCAGTATCGATGATAGCATCACTGGATTTGCAGAAGATGTGGAAAGCCTTGAAGAAGAAGGTATCTCTACAGCAGAAATCTTGGGTATTGTCGCTGCGATTGATTTTACGTCCTATTTTATTGAAGAGTTACGTTTTTCTACCGCAATCAACTCCTTCATGGCTACAACAGAAGATATTCTTACTGATTTGCCGTTTTTTGGGAATCCAAGCGAAACACAACTCTTGGCTATCCAAAATTTATCAAGGCAAGGCATAGAAGGAGTTAGTAGGCAGGTGTTTAACTCCATGCAGAGCGCAATGGTTTCAGGAATTTCTAGTGGATTAAAAGGTGAGCAATTAAAGGATTTAATGCGTACTTCTATTAAGACAAATGTACCTCGGTCTGAGAACATAATTGGCACGCTAATAGGCGATTACAGGCGTTCTGTGATAGCTACAATGGCTATAGGTTTGCCAGAAGAGACTGAATACGAGTATATTGGCCCAGATGATGAGAAAACTAGAACTGTATGTAGAAGTTTTTTAGCAAGTGGACCATTAACGAAGTCTGAGATACGACAAGTCAAGCCAGATGCATATGAGCATGGTGGTGGAGTCAATTGCAGACATTACTGGAGTCCTGTAGATGTTTAAACTGCAAGACATACTAAAGTTTAGTGAATCTGATGTGAAAAGAATGGCGCAAAATACTGTTAGAAGGCATAAGAAACAGATTCAAGAAGGAAAAGATTTTAAAGGTAAATCATTTGGTAGTTATGCACCATATTCAGATAGTTATGCAGCTAGAAAAAAAGTTAACAAGAGTGATGTAAACTTAAAATTATCTGGTAAAATGCTAAATGCATTTAATGTCCAGCGTACCAAAGTTAAAAAGAATCAAGAAATACAATATTTATACGGCATTAAGAAAAATAAACAAGGAACGAAGTTATTTAATCATAATGAAGGTACAGAAAAAATGCCAAAACGTTCCATAGCTGAAAATCAACATTTAGGTGAAGATGTTGAAGTAGGTGTTGTAAAAGACTTCGCTAATACCATAGCAAAGAACCTATCACGAGTGGGCAAGACACACGTAAAGTTAAACATATAGGAGGGCAGCATGTCCGAAGAACAAGTAGCACAGCCAGTGCCTGAACCTACAGTTGAATCTGTAGAGCCAGAACAAAAAGAAGAACAGAGCCAACCACAACTCGAAGTTGGAAATCTGATAGCGGAAAGCAAAAAGTATCGTGGTCGCGCACAAGTTGCCGAGCAAGAACTTGCAGCATTACGCAAAGAAGTCGAGGATTCTAGAGTATCTCAAATGGAAGAGCAAGAGCAATGGAAAATTCTTGCCGAGGAGCGCGCACAAAAGTTAGCGCAACTTGAACCCATTGTTGAAGCTGCAAAGAAGCAAGAAGCAATGCTTCGTGCTGAATTGTTATTGGAGATACCAGAAGAAGAGCATGCCACATTTGGAGAGTTACCTCTAGAAGCATTGCGTGCTATAGTAAAAAAACTAAAAACACAACGCGTTGCGGTTTCTAATGCACCATCTGCGCCAGTCAATGATAGTAATGTTGAATTAAAGAAGATTAAAGATGAAGACAGACGTATGAATTGGAGCAATATATTAGATTCCTATAAACGCAAATAACTGTAAAAGGATATAATCATGGCTGATGGTAACGTAACAGTAACCACCGCGGCAAAGTTCATTCCAGAACTCTGGAGAGACGCTATCCTGGATTATGCTGAACGTAAGTTCGAGTTGCGTAATCAAGTGATGGACTTTTCATCCGAATTACCTTCTGGAGATACACTTCATATACCAAAGGTAACAGAAGAGACTGCTGCTGCAAAATCCGCAGGAACTGCGGTAACATACACAAACAACACAGATGGTGAAGTCACTATTAGTGTTGATCAACATCATTACGAAGCAAAGCGTATTGAAGATATTGTTCGCGTCCAAGAAAGTGCAAACCTTTTTGGTGCATATGCTCAGTCTATGGGTTATGCATTAGCTAAGAAGGTCGAAAACTACTTGGCAGTGGATATACTTCAATCTGCGACTGGTAATGATGTAACTCTTGGAACAGATAACCAAGTAACCTCTGCGCTACTACGTACTGGTTTACAGAAGTTATTAGACGCAGGTCACGATTACGCTGATGGTGAAACATTCTTATATGCATCACCTGCTGCGTACATGTACCTCTTGAGTTTGCAGGATTTTTATGATTCATCTCGTAGAGGTGATGAGCAGAATCCTAATGTCTCTGGTGGCGTAGGAATGATCTATGGTATGCCAACATACATCTCAACTGATTGGGATGATGATGGTGGTACTGGTGATGAAACTGCAACTGTATTCAAGAAAGAATCAGTGTACATGGCAATGCAGATTGCACCCAGGGTGCAGTCAGCATATGATATAGATCACTTATCGACAAGCGTGGTTGCCGACATTTTGTTTGGCGCATCTTTGTCACATGGTGCTTCTAGTACATCACTTGGTATTGTTAACTTCAATAATCCATCTTAATGGATTATTGATGATGAATAATGTGGGTGGGCGGTTTTGCCCACCCATGTTCATAGGAGAAAACATGAAATATTTTAAAAGAAAAGATGGTTCGGTTTTTGGAAAACTAGATACCATAAGTAAAGAAACTATGGATAGTTTTATTAAAAAAGGCTATGAGCCATGCAATGAAAAAGGCGAAGTAAAAAAGCCTAAAAGAAAACTTTCATTAAAGAAAAAGAAATGAAAACAAATGATTTTTTATGTAATCCTTGTAAGTATATATGGGAGATGGTATGGTCCAAAGAGGATCAAATCCATTGCCCAAAATGTAAATCAAGTAAGGTGCGCAAGTTATTTGCAAGTCCAATGATTCACAATAAAGGAATTTCAGATGCCAGTCTAAGAAGTCAAGGTATCATAGATTAAACCAAAATGCCCATGAGAGCAGCCAAGCTCGGTAAGGCATTAGAAAAGGAGAAAAAAGATGGCTGACCTATCCAAACATTCAGTGGTTGAATCCCTGAATATGTCTAGTTCTGCAAAGCATTCAGTACAATCCGCGCAAAGCGTAGCCACAGGCACAGAATATAATTTAAATGTATCTGCGGTCCACACAATCATATTACAACCTAGCAGCGATGTATACTACGGCTTTAGCGCATCTGCAAGTGACATGATCAGCGCATCCAATAGTTTATATCTTTCAGGTGGTGATACTATTTATGAATTAGCAGTACCGCAAGGTATTGGCGCAGCGGTGTACCTGCATTTACTTGGCAAAGGTGCAACCTCTACAGTACGCATCGTCTTAGCATAGGAGCATAGCATGGCATCATTTAAAAATTTAGTTAGCACAACATCCGCACAAATATCTTCTGGTGGTACAATCACAGGAGACTTAGTTATCAATGGAGATCTTCAGGTTGATGGTGGTGGTTCACTCAGTTTTGATGAGATAATAGAAGGTACGCAGGTAATAGATGTAACCAACACAGAAGCACTACTGGTCAGAAAAGATTCAGATGGCGGTGATGTATTTATAGTAGATACCACAAATTCTAGAGTGGGTATCAATGGGGCGCCATCAACAGAACTTCATGTTCAATCATCTGATAGAACAAGTTTTAGGTTACAAGGTACTGCTACAAGTGATGGTGTAGTCTCAGATATACAATTTTTTAATGCTTCCGATAGTGTTGGTGCTATTAATATGAATCGTGTGTCTAATGATGACCAAGCTGATATGACATTTCATACACAACCTAATGGTGGAAGTGTTACTGAACGCATGAGAATTAAATCTGGTGGAGATGTAAGTTTCACAGGGTGGGTTGAAGGCAATGACCAAAATGCTTTATTTAGTTCCACAGGCACAGGAACATTATTACAAGCACCAGCTACTACTGAAAAAATATTATTTAGAAATGTTAATGGTACTGCTGGGATGCTTTATGATGCTGATAATAAAAGATTAATGATTGGTAGTAGTGACAATCCTTACAGCCCTCTTCATGTCAAAAGTTCAGCGGAAGGTAGTATTGGTGGTCTAGAAGGAACAGATGGAACTTTTATCCCCCAAGTTGTTATTGAGGGAAGTGGCACAACAGCCGCCAAAATGAGTCCTACATTAGCTTTATTTAATAGCTCAACTGGTGCTGATGGGGATACGCTTGGAAGTATTATGTTTATGGGTGGTGACAGCACTACTCAACCTCCAACTACACCAGCTAATGCATCTGTATATGCTGGAATACTTGCTAAGATTACAGATGAGACAAATTCTTCTAATGATGGAGAATTACATTTCTTAGCAACTAAAGGTAATGATAATACAAATACAGCAATGTCTATTGTTGGAAGCGATGTAACTATTACTGGTACAGCAACTGTTACTGGTGCATTAATAGACCTTCGAGCATCTGCTGATACTGATTCAGAGATTATATTTAGAGAAGGCTCTACTGCTAAAGCTATGATATTTAATGATGCAAGTACAAATTCATTAAGCTTATCTGATGGTGGTGGAACTTTAAGTTCTGTTGTTAATATAAATTCTTCCAATGTTGGTATTGGAATTGTTCCTGTTACAAGTCAAAAACTCCATGTAAATGTAGCTTCTAATGTTAACTTTACAACAAGTGCAAACAGTTCATCTTTAAGATTAAATGCAGTAAATGATGCTGTAGATGCGACTATTCCTTTAGAAATAAATGCGACAAATACAAAGTTTCTTTCTAAAGTTGGAATAAATGTAACACCTATAGGAACTTTAGATGTAAATATCAGCACAGATGCAAGAGGTTCGTTTACTGATAATGTAGGTGAAATTGGTTCTGGTGTCTTTGCATTGCAAGTTACTAATGCCGATGGAAGCGCTTTAAAACCAATGGGAATCAGAGCAGAAGATATAAGGCTTGTAACAGGTAGTGCTATAAGACTTAAACTTGATGACAACTCCAGAATCTCACTAAGTAATAATGATGCTGGTAACAACTCGAATACTTTTTTCGGAAAGTTGGCTGGTGATTCAATTCAAAGTGGTGGAAACGATAATTGTTGTTTTGGGCATGAAGCTGGAAAAGCTCTTACAACTGGTGATACAAATACTTTGCTCGGAACTAAAGCTGGTACAGCAATGGCTACAGGGCAAAATAATGTTATGATTGGAAATTTAACAGGAGATGCTACAGATGGCTCTTCCTTAAATGTTTTTATTGGTTCTGGTGCTGTAGGAGCTTCTGATGCAACTCAAAATGGAACAGTAGCGATAGGATATAATAGCCTTCATGCATTGACATCAGGCATTTCAAATGTTGCAGTAGGTTATGAATCTGCTAAAAACCTCACTACAGGAGCATCAAATGTTAGTATTGGTTATAATTCAATGGGCAATTCACATCTTGGTTGTGATAAAAATGTAATAATAGGTACGAGTGCTTTTTTCAATGGTGAGGTAGATCAAGCAGTATTTATTGGGTTTAATGCTGGTGGAGATGGAACTACAACAACAGGAGCAAATGGAAGTGTAGGTATCGGTAAAAGTTCATTGAATAACTTGACTTCTGGGCAGTATAATGTAGCAGTAGGATACGAAGCCTTAAAGGCTGAAGATGATGGAGATTATAATACAGCTATTGGATACGATGCTTTAAAATTACAAACAGGAGTCTCTGGTACTGTGGGTAATACTTCTATCGGAGCTATGTCGGGAGATGCAGTAACGACAGGAAAGCAAAATACTTTTGTAGGTGCTTTTGCTGGTTCAGGAACTGCAGATGTAGATGCAACAGTCGCCATAGGCTATGGTGCTATGGGAAATAATAATGTAACGTCTGCAAGTGATGGAACAATCGCCATTGGAGACCTTGCATTAGCCAATTTAGTTAACGGAGCAAGGAATGTAGCAATAGGTAGAAGTGCAATGCTTGATAGTCAAGGTGCTGGTGATAACGTAGCTATTGGGCATGAAGTGTTAAAAGAAGGTACAACTTCAGAACAAAATACTGCGGTAGGAACTTATTCTTTAGGTTCTAATGCGGCGGCGGCTTTAACAGGAAATGCAAATACAGCTATAGGGTATCAATCATTATACGTTGCTCAAGGTGCATCTACAAATAATACAGCTTTAGGAAAATCTTCAGCAACAAATATAACTACAGGTTCTAATAATTGTATTATCGGTGTAAGTGCTGGAGCTAATACTGTAGCTCTTACAACAGGAAGTGATAATACATTAGTAGGAACTTTATCTGATGTTTCAGCCTCTGGGGCATCTAATCAAATTGTAATAGGTAAAAGTGCAAAAGGAGTAGGAGATAACTCAGTAACACTTGGTAATGCAGATGTAACTGCTGTTTATATGGCACAAGATAGTGGTGCTACAGTTCATTGTGCTGG